TTTTTCATCAGGCTCCATGCTATCAAAATCATACTCTTTCTTTTTTTCATTATAAAAGTCTCTAGCAAGAATTTCTATTGCTCTTTCTCTATCGTATACAGCGTAAGGTCCTTTAAATTGTTGGTACCCTAATCCTATAAAAGCTTCTTTGAGTCCATTATAATATATAACTTCATCATCATTTTCTACACAATGAAATACATCTTTATCAGTCATTTTGTTCCCTACTCTTCCTTAACTTATTTGCTTTTTTTGCTTGTCTTTCTACACTCTTTGGAGTGAACTCTTGATGTTCCCTATACTGATTAATTATATCAGCGTTTAAGACTTTCTTCTTAAATCGTCTCATTAACTTTTCAAATGGTTCATCTTTTTTAGCTCGTACTTCCATGTTACTCCCAATCAATATAATTAGTTACTTCAAAAACTTCATCCTCTTTAGATTTAAAGTCTTTTTTAGTTGCCCAAGAAGGTTCGCATAACTCCATATCTACCTCTAAAGGAATATTTAAACTATTTTCAATCATTAACTCTCTAATTTTTGGGGCTACTTCTTCTATCTCATCATTATGTATCTCACATATTATTTCATCATGGACTTGTAAAAGTAAATTACTTTGTTTATCCTTAAGGTAATTATGTATAGCTACCATACGTTCATTCATGATATCCGCACTTGTACCCTGTATCAAATAATTAACTCCTCTATATGCGACATCACTTGGTACTTTATATATCCTACCATATTTATTACGAACCCACCCTTTCCGTTCTATAGTTTTAACTACGTTATTAAAGAATCGTCTAGAACCTTTCATATTTTCTAAATAAGTAGATTTGTATTGCCCTGCTTCATAAGGAGTAGTATTTAACTGTAATGCTAACTTCTGTCTCCCAATTCCATATATAACTCCAAAAGTAATTGATTTAGCTAGTTGTCTAAAAAACTTAAATTGAGGATCATCCTCAGTAATATTAAAAGCTATTTTAGCCGCTTCCCCATGAAAGTCAACATTGTCTTGTCTCATAAGTTCATTCATTTCAGCGTTATCTACATAGTTCATAAAGACTCTAACTTCCATTTGAGAGTAATCATAAGACACCATAGAATAGTTTTCTCTTGCTATAAATAGATTCCTAATGGCAATTTGTTTAGTATCTGTTCTATCAAACTTATCTCCACCTAAAAAACTCCATGTATCTAAAACATCCTCTGTTAAATCTGTTTGAGCATCTCCACCTTTACTAGAAACTAAAGCCAGAACTCTATCTTTAATTTCAATCTTGTCTGTCTCAGATAATACTCTATCTTCTACATAAACTACATCTCTAGGTATATTCTGAAGATTAGGGTTTCTTGATGATAGTCTACCTGTTACAGTACCCCAATTACAGAAATTAGTGTGTAATACAGGCATATCTAAATAAGGTTCAATGTATGTAGATCTAAATTTTTCTAAAGTTCTATACTGTCTAATAAGTCCTGCTAAAGGATTATTCAATTGAACAAGAACTGCTTCATTCCAAGCCTCCGCTCCTTTCGCAGTTTTAGCGGGAGAATGAACTCCCATACCATTAAATACTTCTCCAATTTGTTTAGGGCTACTGATATTAAATTCCTGCCCTGCCAAATCATATATACGTTGTTTTAGAACTACTACTCTATCCACCATTTTATCACATGCCATTTTAGCGTAACCATTGTCTATTGGTATACCCCGTTTCTCCATGTCATATAATGCCTTAGTTAATTCACATTGAAATTCAAATAACTCTAATTGACCGCTTTCCGTTAATTGATGTAATCTATCTTCATATACTTTATGAGTCCAAACTACATCTTTAACACAATATGGTCCTAAAATAGATGGGGGAGCTAACGAAAAGTCATTCTTCCATTTATTCTTACGCAGAATTTGTTTAGTTTCTATATCATACTGCCCAGCTTCTTCTCCGTAACTACGAATAATAGTATCAGTCAAGCTTAATTGATTAATTGTAGTGGGTTCTGTCATTCTGACCATAACTAATACGTCAATAAGTTCCATCTTATCTATACGAACACCCTCATTTTCTAAAAACTTAGCATCAAATTTTACATTATATCCAATAACAGTCGTGCAAGTATCGTTAATAAAAGATACTAATTGCTCTAATTCAGACTGTGTGAGGTTAGGTTCATCAGATTGATGTCTAAATGGGAAATAGTAACCTTCAACAGAACTATCTGTTAGTGGGCGTAACCCAATACCGCATATTTGATTCATATTATATGGGTCAAGTCCATTAGTTTCTACATCTATAATCCATTTAGATGTTTTAGGTAATGAATTTAATGTGTTAGTAAATGTTTCTGAAGTTACAATCATAGGGTAGTCTACTTTAGGTAAGCTCTCTGATAAAACAATTACCGGAGAGCTTACGCTCATGGAGGTTGATGATCCTATCATTAAAATGGCATATCATCATCGTCATTAACTGCTACAGAATCTTCTGGAACACTTGTATCTGATGATTCAATCTTGCCATATCTTTGAGTAACGTACTCTTTGATAGGAGTTAAATTAGTAATTTCAGCTTTCTTATCTTCTGGAATTTCAAAATCCCCTGTAGTAGCTGTAATTGTATAGGTAGTATCTAAACTAGCCCCTCTTCTTTTAATTCTAGTTACAGTCTTATCTAAAGAACTGCTATCTCCATAAATATCAACTAGTTGATTCCAATTAATATTATTAGCTCCAAAAGATAGAGTTAGAATTTTAAAATCATTCACAGTTTCTTTATATAACTTATTCCCAGTTGGGCTTGTTATCTCTTCCCATGAATCATCTCGTTGGTCGGAATGGAGTATTTCTGTTACATACCCCCATAAAGCAAATTTATGTCTTGGCATTTTTCTACGACCTTCTTCCCAATACATTGCTTCACTTGGTACGGTATCAACAGGTTCTCCATCAACTACTAAGACTGTTCGCCAACTTTTATCAGCTCCACTTTGGAACTCATACACATGGAAGTCATCTAAATAGGTATCTCCCTCATGTCCTGTAGCGACAGATTTCATAAATACTTGATCTCCATCCTTCAACCAAACCTCTTTACCACTGCTTTCCGCAGAGTGTGAAGCTCTAGTTGCTTTACTTTGTATATTGTTTTGTATCATACTGATTCCTGACATATGTCCTCCTTACCAGTAACGTCTATTTTTAATTATATTATTTAGTATATCATAAGATCTAACGTCTTGAACATCTTTATATTCTTTAGGTAATTTAATATAAGATAAAGTAATTTTACCATATAGTAAATCTAAAGCTTTATCCCTACCAATCTTACCCGCTTGATCATTATCTAAACATAGTATAACCTCTTTAACAGGTAATGTCAATATTAGATCCCGTTGTGTTTTGGACATACTCATCCCCAATAAAGAGACTGCAGAAAAGCCTAATTGATCTAACCACATCGCATCAAGAGGTCCTTCAGTTATATGTAATGCTGAAGTATTTTCTGGTATTAATGGTTGTCCGAATAATACTTTAGATTTTTTTAATCCTTTAGAATATAAATATTTAGGTATGCGTTTTTCTTGCCTAGTAATCCACCCAACAGTTCTTGAATCTCTATCATTTACAGGTATTACTAGTCCATTTTGACCTGTAACTCCACAATTCCATTTTTTTAATGTGCGTTTATTAAATGCTCGATCAAAAATCCATCTAGGAACATTACCTAATGTGTAAGGAATATCAACTATAGGCAACTCTTCTTCAACTTCTTCTTCCCATTCAAATAAAACATCTTTTAAATTAGATGGTGTTGAGTTATCGGCAAGAAATTGATCTACCTCATAAGTAGACCACCCTTTATATTGACGTATAAACCCTTTTAAATGACCTTGACCACATCCTGCAAAGCATATCCATACTGCTTTATCAGTATTAATAGAACATGACTCTACTTTATCTTGATGAAATGGGCATATAATAGAAAATTGATCTGTCCCTATTGGGACATTCATTCCTAGCTTTTCTAAAATGTTTGCCCAATCCATATTAACTTTTACTTTGTATCCTGTAGATATAACCATTCGCCTCCCTCCAAAACCCATCTGGAAATGTAGTTCCACATTTGACACAGTGTGGGTCATTCTTAACTAAACCTAAAACTGTTTTATTTAATAAAGTATATTCATCTAAAATAGTACGTCCAGTTTTAAATTGCCCACCTCCTGAACATTTACCACATGTCAAGTTAGAGTAATGAGTCATGATTTTCCTCTATCCTTCCTGTATCTACATCCCATATAAATTCAGTTTCTGTAGACCCTAAATCTCCATCTCTGTATTTTTGAAATGCAATTTCTCTTAAATTGGGGGAATCTTCTATCATACACATAGATAAAGCTACATCAGAAGCTCTAATTAAAGCATCTCCAAATGCGACCTGACCTGCAGTAGGTTGAGTAAACATATTAGCCGCATCTCTTGTAGCTTGTGTTGATGCAATAACTGCTGTATTAGTAGATAATGCCATAGTTTTTAACCCATAGAATAAAGAGTGGGATTGTTCCCACGCTGCTTTATTCCTATCATTAGTAGATATTAAATAAACTCCATCAATAATTAATACATCAGGTTTATATTTCCTAACTAAATTAGTAATACTTGGTAAAGATATACTATCTTCCCCACTAATATGATCACAAACTAACAAATTTTTGAAATTAGTATCCTTTAGGAACTTTTGATATGCCTCTTCATTAATCTCTTTACCATTTCGTAATGCACTGTGAGATAATTCATACCCCATTGAGTGTCCTAATAACACATCCATACGCAAACTAATTGCAGATGCGGGCATTTCTGTAGATACTAGTAATGTTTTATAACCACTTCTAAGAGAATCTGCTGCTAATTTACAACATAACCAAGTTTTACCTACAGTAGGTCTAGCGTATACAGTAATTAAGTCTCCGGGTTGCCATCCGACACCTGCTGAATTAATCATATGGAAAGGGGTACGTATCCCTATTAATCCATCCCCCATTTTTCTAATAGAGCTTCTACGTTTCCATTCTTCATACCTATCTAATTCCCCAGAATCATATTGATTTACATCAGAATCATGTAAAATTTCTATATCATTTAAGTTATCCATAATTAAACCAAGTGCTTTTTTAGGATTTTCCTGCAAAATAGGCTTACTATTTGAAAATGCTCCAATTATATTTCTAAACATTACTTGATTCTGAAATTGAGTTAGAGCATAATTAAAATTTATAGATTGGGCATCAGGCTTTAATGTACTAAACTTATCTATTAGTACTTGTGGGGTAGGAGATTCTGAGTATTCATCTAGATATTCTTGAATAAACTTATACGTTTCCCCATGTTCGGCGAAATCTTTAGGACTATAAGTAAATTGTTTATAATTACCTGAATCACATAGTCCAAATATGATACCAGACTCTATAAAATTAAAATTTTCCAATACTATTTCTCTTCGTTTAACTTATTCCTAAGTGATTTTTTTACTTTATATATGGAATAGTTTACCACAGTTTCCTCTCCATTGACAAATTTTATATTAGATAGGCTTTTTAGGTTCTCTTCTATGTCTTTCATAGTATAATTTCTAAACTTATCTACTAAGAATTGTTTTTCACCTTTATCAAGATCTAATGAGTCTAGCCAATCTATAAATTCTACTTCATCTAGATTTTCATCTAGTTGCTGTACAAAATCACTTAGCTTATAAGAGTGTTCACTATCATCTTGAGTATCTGAAGACATATCTAAACTATAACTCTGTAATTTTTTACTAGCTTGTACCCAAAGAGTCTTAAGTCTATTAGCCATAGCAGTATGTAAATAGGTATGGAATATAGCATTTCTATTAGGATTATACAATTTTGCAGCTTTAACAACTATTAAACGTAATTCTTGAGCTAAGTCGTCCCTATCATATCCTTGTATATAAATATTGGATACCATCTTGTTGATTTTCGGTTCCCATTTTAGAATTAAATCGTTGTTGATCTCCACTATTTGATTTCCTCGCCGTCTGATAACAGACTTGTGTACAATATATGTTTTTTAATTTTAATCTATATCCTTGTAGTATTCGTTTTCTAGTCCTATAAAAAGGAACAGAACACCAAGAGCATGTAAGTTTTTTAAATCTCCAACTAAAAGAGCATTCTCCTTTATGGATTCCGCCACGGTCAGTGGTTATATCCCTACATACTTTACAGTATACCACACGTTTGGGTTTAGGAGCATTAGTTTGTAAATCATTTTTAAGTAAAACTTCCCTAGCATACTGTCTAGTTACACCTACTTTTCTAGCAATATCTGCTGTAGACATAAAGTGGTTATTTTTACGCAATCTAATTATTTTATTTTTAGCCTTCATCTTCTAATGCTTTAACTTTAGCTGAAAGTTCTTGAACAGCTTTAATTAAAATAGCTATAAATTGGTTATATTTTGCACTATAAAACCCTGTCTCTGGGTTAAGATAAATCCCTGCAAAATCTGATAAATCATCAATTCCATGTGTAGCTAAAGCTTGTATAACTTCCTGAGCTATTAATCCACGCATTGTTTGATTTACATTAAAATTACCTTTAAGATCCCTAGGAATTGTTGTAGCATCCTGTATCCAATCATATTTTTTAGGTTTTAAATCATTAATAAAATTTAAACCTAATTCAATGTCCGCAATATTTTTCTTTTTTCTGCTATCAGAGTCAACTGTAGGTTCATTTTTAATATGTAAATCTTTCCATTCTCTAGAAGCAGTACCTAAATCAAAAAATTCAGTTTGAGTAGGAGTCCAATGATAAGCCACACTACCAGATAATTGCCTACCCCCCATAGATCCTGCCATAGAACTCTGACCTGTAGTTTCAGCAGTAGACTGATCTGATTGATTTCTTGCACCAGTCTGTATCCATGTAACTATTGTTGGATAAGTACCATGTGGACCAGCTGCTACAGTAGCAATTCGTAATCTACGTTGAGCAAAAGGTGTTGGGTTAGTTCTTGCTTGTGCTCTTCCATCAGAGGCATTATGTCGTTCAAAATTTTGTTCAGTGTCTGTACAGAATTCATATAGATCTGAAGAGTTCTTAACGGCGGGA